CTAAGAAATCAGAAATTCCACATAGAATTGATGGGTTGGAAGGTATCGAGGCTTATGCTAAAGTAGCGGCTATTCCTAAGAAAGTAGCAGAACTCGAGGACTATGCAGACTTTGTAAAAAAAGCAGAGCTTACTGAAGAAGTCAAAGGTCTTATTGGTAATGTAAAATCTATTGAGTTTTCTGTGGTAGAAGAACTTCCAGCTAGTGGTGAAAAGGCAACTATTTATCTTGTTTCAAATACTAAAGGCGATAATGATGCCTATGATGAATTTATCTGGCTGAATGATAAGTTTGAAAAGATTGGTACAACATTAGTAGATCTTAGCGGTTATCTTAAAGCGGTGGATATTAGTAGTATTACAAATGAAGAGATTGATGCTCTTTTTGTGTAGGTGTTCTGTATGGCTAAAAAGTTTTTAAGTAAGGAAGGGCTGGATAGGTTTTATGAAAAGATAAAGTCTAAATTTGCACTACTTGATAGTCCGGTATTCAAAGGAAGACCTACCGTAGAAACACCGGAGTTTGAAAGAACAACGGAAAGTAAGGTTGTTGTGAATAAAGAGTATGTATCAAAGATGTATGACCTTATCGTGCAGTATATAGAATCAGAAAAGTCGGCATTTCATATACAGTTAAATATAAAGCCGAACGAATGGGATAAATCAGAGGGCGTATTTAAGTTTAATAAATTAAAAGAAAAAATGCAAAATGTCGAGTTTGATAAGGTATCTATATTTGTTCGTATAGATACCTTAAGGCTTGAGCCAAAGAAATTATTAGGTATTCAAAAATATCCACTAGGTATTACAAATGAGCTAGTGATTTATACAACATTGGCACCGACTTATGAATTACCGATTATAGTTGATTTATTTGCATCTATGGATATGACAATGTGGTTAGGAGGAAATTAATATGAAAGAATTTTGGAGTATGATTCAGCTTACATTTGCTGGAGTTGGAGGATGGCTAGGATATTTTCTAGGAGGGTGCGATGGACTAATACTCGCACTTCTTTTATTTGTGGTCATTGATTACATCACGGGAGTGATGTGTGCGATAACTGATAAGAAGTTATCTAGTTCTGTCGGGTTTAAGGGCATCTGTAGAAAGGTGCTTATTTTTATGCTCGTAGGAATAGCAAACATTATTGATGTTCAGATTATCAAGTCGGGAAGTGTGCTAAGAACAGCAGTTGTTTTCTTTTATCTATCAAACGAAGGACTTTCCCTTATTGAAAATGCTGCACATCTCGGACTTCCAGTACCTGACAAATTAAAAGCAGTTTTAGAACAGTTACATGACAAGGAAAGAGGAGAAAAAGACCATGAGTAATAGTAGTTTAGTAAATATGACAATGCTTAGTCCAAATCATAGTGGGCATAGAAATCAGCCGATTACAAAAATCGCAATTCACCATACAGCAGGTGCTATTAGTGCAGCTACAATCGGTCAGATTTTTAGACCGACATCAAGGCAGGCATCTTGTAACTATGGTATAGGAAATGATAATAAGATTGTCTTATGTGTTGATGAGGCTAATCGTTCTTGGTGCACATCAAGTTCATGGTGTGATAATAGAGCAGTTACAATCGAGGTGGCAAATTCAGCAAATGGCGGAAATTGGCCAGTAAGTGATAGGACTCTTGCTACACTGATTGATTTAGTTACAGATATTTGTAGAAGAAATGGTATTAGAAACTGTACCTATACGGGTGGAAAAGATGGAGTGCTTCAAAAGCATGAGTGGTATGCCAATACAAATTGTCCAGGGCCATATCTAGGCAGTAAATTTTCGTATATTGCAAGTGAGGTAAATAAAAGGCTTTCAGGAAACAGTTCATCTTCTGGTGGAACGAGCACTTCTTCTTTTTATAGGGTTAGAAAATCATGGTCTGATGTAAAGAGTCAAAAAGGAGCCTTTAGAGATTTCGATAATGCAAAGAAGTGTGCCAATGCCAATGCGGGATATAAGGTGTTTGATGCAAGTGGAAATGAAGTATATCCAAATAAGGTTACTCAATCAAAGAGTGTAGATACCTTAGCACACGAAGTTCTATCAGGAAATTGGGGAAATGGAAGTGACAGAGCAAACCGACTTAGAGCAGCAGGATATGATTATGATGCTGTGCAAAACAGAGTGAATGAAATCCTAAGTGGCTCATCAAAAACAAAGTCTATTGATACTATCGCAAGAGAAGTCATTCGAGGTGATTGGGGTAATGGACAAGACAGAGTAAACCGACTTAAAGCAGCAGGATATAATTATAATGCTGTACAAAAAAGAGTAAATGAAATCTTATAACTAATTAACGAAAAATTGCCTGAAGGTTGTTCCTTAAATGGAATGATCTTCAGGCTTTTTTTATTTGAGGTTAAAAATTAGCTATTTTTCTTTGCCTGTGATATGCAGGGAGAAAATATTTTGATTTTTATCCGGAAAATCATCTTTAAAACTCCCTTAGATACTTTGAAGGGAGCAGAAACTATGAACCAAGATGAAAAGGCAAGAATTATAGAATTAAGAGATGGAGGGCTAAGCTATACAGAAATAGCCAAGATAATGGATATTTCTAAAAATACTATTAAAAGTTTTTGCAGACGCAATGGTATCACTGAAACAAAAAAAGATAAGGGAGATTTGGGTGTTTGTGAATTTTGCCGGAAGCCAATTTCTCAGCCTGTTGGAAGAAAGAAAAAAAGATTCTGTTCAGATAGCTGTAGAAACAAATGGTGGAATAGCCATATGGATGAGGTAGATAGAAAGGCAAGATATGAGTGCGTCTGTAGATACTGCGATAAGACATTTTTTTCCTATGGAAATAAGAATCGAAAATACTGCAGTCATCAATGTTATATCAATGACAGATTTGGAGGTGAGGAGAATGCATGTAACTAAAAGCATACCTTCTTCCATTGATGTATCCGCCCGCAAGATGACAAAGGAAGCTATGCAGAAAGATTTTGAATATGAAATAGCCCAAAAACTAACACAATCCTTGTTGGAACAAGGAATTATTTCCACAGAAGAGTACAACAAAATCGAGGCATTGAACATAGAAAAATTTTCTCCTTTTTATAAGGATTTGATGGATATATGACTTGATAATTACAGCAAGTAGAGTGATATATAGTACTGATAAAATAAGGAGGTGAGACAATGGCAAGGATAACAAAAATCGAAGCTACAAAAAACTTCGTGAAAGAAAGAAAAACACGTGTCGCTGCCTATACCAGAGTATCAACCAAATCCGAAGAACAGCTACTTAGTTTAGAAATACAAAAGGAACATTATGAATCTTATATTAATGCAAATACTAGCTGGGAATATGCAGGTCTTTATTATGATGAAGGAATATCTGGAACGAAGATAGAAAAGCGAGAGGGGTTGCTTGCTTTATTAAAAGACTGTGAAGATGGAAAGATTGATCGTGTGATTACAAAGTCCATCAGTAGGTTTTCACGAAACACAACGGACTGTCTTGAAATGGTAAGAAAACTTACAAGTTTAAAGGTTTTCTTATTTTTTGAGAAGGAGAATATAGATACTGAACACATGAGTTCAGAGCTTATGCTTTCTATTTTAAGCTCTATAGCTGAAAGTGAGTCAAAATCAATTTCACAAAACAGTAAGTGGTCTATAAAAAACCGTTTTAAGGCAGGAACCTTTATCATCAGCTATCCACCATATGGCTATGAAAACAAGGATGGAAAAATGAATATTGTCCCAAAGGAAGCAGATATTGTTAAAGAAATTTTTACTATGACAATTAATGGAATGGGAACCCATCTTATAGCTAGAGAGCTAAATAATAGAAGTATCCCAAGCAAGAAGGGAGCTAAATGGCATGGTTCTACTGTAAGAGGGATTTTACAAAATGAGAAGTACACAGGCGATGCGATATTTCAAAAGACATATACAGACGATAATTATAACCGCCATATCAATTATGGTGAAGAAAATATGTACCTTTATAAAAACCATCACGAGCCGATTATTAGTCATGAGATCTTTGATAAGGTAGCAGAAGTAATCAAGCAAAGAGGAAGAGAAAAAAGCATTGAAAAAGGTACAGGGAAATACCAGAGTAGATATGTATTTTCAGGAAAAATCTACTGTGGTGAATGTGGAGCGACCTTCAAGAGGAGACAGCACTACAAACCAAGTGGAGATTATGTGGCTTGGTGCTGTAATAGACATATTACAGATAAAAATGCTTGTTCAATGATGTACATTCGTGATGAGGATATAAAGACTGCATTTCTTAGAATGATTCGTAAACTGCAGACTGTACATGACCAAGTTTTGAAACCTTTTGTTATGAGTCTTAAGGGAACAAACAATAAGCAAAGACTAAAACAGGTACTAGCCTTGGAAGAGCAGATTGAAAAAAATGCGGAGCAGGCAACAGTTCTAACAAATCTGATGAGTTCTGGTTATATCGAGCCAGAGGTTTTTCACGCAGAAAATAATCAGTTGACCTTAGAAGCAGACAGGCTGGCAAGAAATAAACAGCTTATTGTAAAAAGCATTAACGGAGATTTAAGTCATTTAGATGAGGCACAGAAACTTCTTAGATTTGCATCTAAAAAAGAAGTTATCACAGAATTTAATGATGCCTTATTTCTAGAATATGTTGATACGATTAAAGTTAATAACAGAAATGAAATAACTTTCGCTTTAAAATGCGGACTGAATTTAACAGAAAGGTTGGTAAAGATATGACACATATACCATATGGATACCGCATCAAAAATGGAATAGCGGTAGTTGATCAAGTTGATGCAGAAAGAATCAAGGCTCTTTATCAAGAATACATTGATTGTAAGTCTATGAGAGCGGCTGCTAAGAAAGCTGGAATTGATAAGACTCATTCAGTTATAGGTAGAATTCTAAAGAATAAAGTATATCTTGGTACAGTGTATTATCCACAGATTATTGATAAGGATAATTTTGTAAAGGCACAGGAAATCAGAGAACAGAATGTGAGAAGTCAAAATCGTATAGGAATTCATAGACCTCACCCAAAAGTAGAAATCGGAGCTTTTAAGATTAGAAAGATAGAAGAAAAATATAAGGATCCATACAAACAGGCAGAGTACGCATATTGTCAAATTTTGGAGGTAGAAAATGAATGAGAACGTAACATTGATACCTGCTAGAATACGAGCTGGTAATCGAATAACAAGGCAAGAAAATAAACCTAAATTAAGAGTCGCAGCGTACTGTCGAGTTAGTACTGACAGCGATGAGCAGGCAGGAAGTTATGATGTGCAGGTTCAGCACTATACAGAATATATTGGCAGGAATAAAGAATGGGAACTTGCTGGGATATATGCTGACGATGGAATTTCCGGCACTAACATTAAGAAAAGAGAAGGATTCATAGAGATGATTGATGACTGTATGGAAGGGAAAGTTGACATGATTATTACCAAGTCCATCAGTAGGTTTGCAAGAAATACTATTGACTGCCTAAAATATGTTAGAAAGCTAAAGGAAAAGAATATCGCTATCATATTTGAAAAAGAAAATATCAATACCCTAGAAGCATCTGGGGAACTGCTTCTTACCATAATGGCATCTCTTGCACAACAAGAGTCAGCCTCCCTTTCACAGAATATAAAGTTAGGACTACAGTTTAGATACCAAGAAGGAAAGGTGCAGGTCAATCATGAGCACTTTCTAGGTTATACAAAAGATGAAGATGGCAAGCTTATTGTTGATGAGAATGAGGCGAAGATTGTCAGACGAATTTTCAGAGAGTACTTAGAGGGTGAAAGTTTTAGAGATATAGCTATGGGGCTAGAACATGATAAGATTAAAACCGGTGGAAAAAGATATAAATGGCATCTAAGCACAATCCGAGGGATACTTAGAAATGAAAAATATATGGGTGATGCACTTTTACAGAAGACAATCACAACAGACTTCATTGAGAAAATACGAATTAAAAACGATGGTACAGTTCCTCAGTACTATGTAAAGGATAGTCAGGAGCCAATCATAGCCCGAGATATATTCATGTTAGTGCAGGAAGAAATGACTAGAAGAGCAAATCTTACAAGTGGAGTAGACGGCAAAAAGAAAAGAGTATATTCCAGCAAGTATGCACTTTCAAGTATCTGTACCTGCACAAAATGCGGTGATATTTACAGGAGAATTGCGTGGAACAATAGAGGAAAGAAATCCACGGTATGGAGGTGTTGTACCAGAGTAGAGCACGGTCCATCAGCTTGTGATGCTCCCACCATTCAAGAGTCAGAATTACAGGATGCAACTGTCAAGGCAATCAACAAGACGCTTAGTTGTTCAGACAGAATGTTGCAAATCCTAAGTGATAATATAGAAATGGCAATTGCAGATGATAATTCTGTTGAGATGGAGAAGTTGAACGGAAT